GATCGTCAGATGAGTGGTGCTAACGTAGATCAAAACGCAAGTAGATCAATTTTGGCAGATATTATTCTTACTTCTGCTAGTTTCAACGTAAACCCAGATGACGGACAACTTGTAGAGATAGCCTTCAGACCTAGTGCTGCTCCTACATTCGACTTATCTAAGACTGCATAATATTGTATTAGCGGTTATTAATTATTATGAACCTCGGTCAATCCGAGGTTTTTTATTGCATAATGAAGTACACTAATAAAAGATAAAATTAATTTATGGCAACCCAATCGGCACTAGACAGACTAAGAAAAGCTGCAAATCTTGAACCTATTAAAAAAGAAGTTAAATTATCTGATGGTTCGATTTTTGAAATGTATGTAACACCATTAACAATGGCAGAAAGAGAAAGAGCACAAAAGCAAGTTAGAAGTGATGATGCAAATGCTTTTGCTCTTCAATTACTTATGAATAAAGCATTGGATGTAAATGGTACAAAATTATTCAATGCAGGAGAAATTGATGTACTAAAAAATGAAGTAAAAGATAGTGATTTGCAAAGTTTAATGCTTGCTGTAATAAATTCAGATCAGGAGGAAATAATCGACCCAAAAGATTAGCTGCTGAGTTAAAAAAAGATAATTTAATGATGCTGCAATTTGGTGTAGCTAAAGAACTAGGAAAAACTTTAACAGAAGTAAGAAATATGACTTTAGATGAGTTACTTGGTTGGAGTGCATATTTTCAAGTAATTAATGAAGAACAAGAAAAAGAATTTGAAAAAGCAAGAAGAAAAAGATAAGCTAGAATAAAGTAATATTAACGCTGTAATCCGTGGCATATCAGGCACAGATAAATATAAAAACTACTGGATTATCAGGTTTAAATAAGATAAATGCCTCTGTAGATAGAATTAATAAAGCTATTATCCAGATAAACAAGGGTGGTAGTAAGATAAAAGCTGGAAAAGATTTAGTAAAGGCAAGTCAACAAGATTTAGCAGTTAAAAAAGATATTTTAAAAGTAGAAACTGATATAGCCAATCAATTACAAAGACAAAAAACCTTACGGGGCAGAAGAGGTGCTGGAGGAGGATTTACTGGCACGGGAGGATCAAGAACTGGAGGCGGTTTAAATCCTAAAGGCAATCAAGCAGCATTAACAAGTGGATTGATTTCTGGTGCATTTCCATTGTTGTTTGGACAAGGAATAGTTGGAGGTGCTGCTGGTTTTGCTGGTGGTTTTGCAGGGACTAAAATTGGTGGACAAATGGGAGGATTTGCAGGAGGTCTTGTTGCTACTGCTGCACTTCAAACAGTAACTAATATAGTAAATGGTATAACTGATTTAGGAAAGGCTTTAAATACTCTTGATGGTTCTTTTAATCTTTTAAAAGAAAAATCCCTATTTAGCAGTAAAGAAGCAGCAGCTAGAGCACAAGTTTTACAAACTTTAGGAGAAAGAGAAAAATTAGCAACATTAGTATCTAAAGAATTAACTCAAGTTTTAGGAGAAGATGGAGCAGAAAAATTAAGAGAAGCAGGAAAGGCTTCTGAAGAACTTAACCGAGAATTTACAAAAATAAGTCTTACTCTTCAAGTAGCATTAGCTGGCCCACTTGCAAATCTTCTTAAATTTATCAATCAATTAATAGATCAAGGTAATAAAGTATCCCTTGGAGAAGGAAAGGGAACTGTAAATCTTGGGCCAAAAGAAGATCAATTTATAAAAGATTTTAGAGGTGTTTTAGAGACATTTAACCAAGATCAGCTTGACAGAATTTTAAGAGCACCTATCGGAACAAATGTTGAAGGCTTAAACGTAACTGAGGGAAGCAAACAAGCTATAAGAAAATTTAGTTTAGTAAAACAAGTAAATCCTGACTCACCATTTGTTGGAGGAGAAGGAACTGAACCAGGAACGAATAGAGAATTATTAGACATTGATGCTGCGAGAGTTGCTACTGCTCAGAAAAAGATTAATAAACTGCAAGAACAAATAAAATTTCAAGAACAAATTAAAGTTTTAGGAATAGAAGAGGCTACTAGACAAAAAGAAATTGAAGCTATTACGAAAAACTTAACTGCGGAAGAACTCAAACTTTTAGAGCTAGGAGAATTAACTGTAGAGCAATTATTTGACAAAAGCAAAGCAGCAAAAGAATTTGAACAAAATGCTAAAAAAATAAATTCTGCATTTGAACAGTTAAGCGTGACTATTGGAAATGACATCAAAAATGGTATAGCTGGTCTAATAAAAGGAACATCTACTCTTGGAGATTTACTTAATAACGTTGCTGATAGATTCTTAGATTTAGCACTTAATCAAGCATTATTTGGTTCAATATTGGGTTCGGGAGGAGAAAAAGGAGGAGGATTATTAGGTGCTATTGGTTTATTTGCTAATGGAGGTAGACCACCTGTAGGCAAACCTTCAATCGTAGGAGAAAAAGGGCCAGAGTTATTCGTACCAAGATCATCTGGAACGATTGTGCCAAATAATAAACTTGGAGGTGGCGGTACTAGCAATGTTGTTGTTAATGTAGACGCATCAGGTTCAGATGTTCAAGGTGATGATGCTGGAGGACAGGAACTTGGTTCATTGATAGCTGCTGCTGTTCAAGGAGAACTTGTTAAGCAACAAAGACCTGGAGGTTTACTTAATAGATAATGGCTACTTTTCCTGATTACAACCCACAATATTCCGCTACAAAACGTAGTCAGCCACAGCAACGTATTACACAGTTTGGCGATGGCTACCAACAACGCACATCTTTTGGGTTAAACCAAGACTCTAAAGTTTGGAATCTTACTTTTAATGTTGATGATGAAGATGCTACTGAAATAGAAACATTTTTAGAAAATGAAGCTAAAAATGGTACGTCATTTGATTGGTCTCCTCCTGATACAACTACAACTTTTAAATGGATATGCAAAAGTTTTTCTAAGGAAATATTTGAAATCAACCGAAACAGAGTAACAGCTACTTTTGAACAGGTATTTGAACCCTAATGGCAATCCCAACTTCCGCACTACAAGAAATAAATCCTGGTTCAATCATTGAACTTTTTACGATTGAACTAAATACAGCTTTACATGGTTCAAACACCATATATCGTTTTCATAATGGTGCAAACCTAAATGCAAATGGAGAAGTTGTTTGGGCTGGAAACTCTTATTTAAGATTTCCTATTGAATGTACTGGATTTGAATTTGGATCAACAGGAACTTTACCTAGACCAAGAATTGCAATAAGTAATATTTTTGGGACGATAACAGCAATAATGCAAGATATTAATACAACAACTGTCGGTAATGATCTTAATGGTGCAAAATTTACAAGAATTAGGACTTTAGCACGTTTTTTAGATGCTGTTAACTTCGCTCCAGAAACAGTTACCAGCACCTCAACTCAAACTGTAGCCGATCCTGCTGATGGGGAAACTGTCACATATACTGTCACAGTAGTTCAAGATTCTAATGGTGCAAATGTTTTTGCAATAAATGGAGTTCAAAAACCAGTTATCACAATGAAACGTGGATCAACTTACATCTTCAATCAATCTCATAGTTCAAATGTTGGACATCCTTTGCGAATAAAATCTGATGCTGGTGGACAACAAACTACTGTCAATGCAGGAACTTTAGGCACAGATGCAACCGTAACTTACTCTCCAGCTTATCCCTCTGCTCCAAATGATTTGAGATACTACTGCACAAGTCATGGAAATAATATGGGTAATACAATCACGATGAACAATCCAAATACAATTCAACAAACAACAACTTCATCATCTACTACGCAGACTAATCCTTACGGAACTCCTGATCCAACAGCAGAGTTTCCGCAGGAAATTTATTTTTTAGATAGAAAAGTTACTGAAAATAGAAATTTAGTTACATGGGAAGCTCAATCTGCTTTAGATTTGGTTAATGTAAAATTACCAGGAAGAATTGCAACTAAAGATTTATTTCCTGGCATTGGAGCATTTGTAGGGTGACTTGGAAAGATATTGCTTTACAACACGCAAAAAAAGATGCACCACATGAAGCCTGTGGTTTAGTAGCTGTTTATAAAGGAAAAGAAAAATATTTTCCCTGTAAAAACCTTGCTGAAGAATTAGGCGAACAGTTTATTTTAGATCCTGATGATTGGATAAATGCGGAAGATCAGGGCGAAATTGTAGCTGTATTTCACAGCCACCCAGATCATCCTCCTACACCTAGTCAAGCTGATCTTGCTAGTTGCGAGTATTTAGATTTACCTTTTTATATTGTCACTCCAGAAACATCAGATTGGTATTATTTTGAGCCTTCTGGGTATGAAAAAAGTTTAATTGGTAGGGAATGGGTATGGGATATTCAAGATTGCTGGAGTTTAATTACTGATTGGTATAAACAAAAGAAAGATATAGTTATAAAGCATTGGGAAAGACCTAAAAGCCCAAAAGAATTTTCTGAATCTCCTTTATTTGAATATGGTTTACCAAAAGTAGGTTTTGTAGAAGTAGATGAGAATGATGAGATAGAAGTTGGAGATGTATTACTTATGGACACAACTAATACAGGCAAGTTAGATCATGTAGCTTTGTATGTAGGAGATCAGACTATCCTTCAACATTGTGTGAAAAGACTTAGTTCAAGAGAAACTTATGACCAAAAATGGATAGAATGTACAAAGAAGAGGTATCGCTATGCTCAGTAAAATAAAAGTTTACGGCAGATTAGCTCGATTCTTAGGACAGCGTACTTTTGAAGCTGAAATAAATTCTACAGTAGATGCTATTAGATTTTTAACAACAAACTTTCCTGCTTTGCAATCGCACATGATAGAACAAAATTATTGTATAAAAGTTGGAGAGTATGAAATAAATGAAAAAGAATTGGATGTACCTGTCGGTCAACAAGAAATAAAAATAGTGCCTGTAGCTGTTGGTGCTAGAAGAGGTTTTGGAAGATTTTTATTAGGAGCAGTTTTAATCGGTGCTGCTATTGCATTTCCTGGTGCATCATTAGGATTTAGTGGTTTTACAAAAGCTGCTGGATTTAGTGCATTTCAAGCTACAGTTGGAAATATTGGTATTTATTTAGCATTGTCAGGTGCAGCACAGATGTTAAGTCCAGTACAAGCTGATACTGCTAATGACGATCCAAATAGTTTTACTTTTAATGGAATTTTGAATACTGTAAATGCTGGAAGTGCAATTCCAGTAGTTTATGGCGAAGTTTTCACTGGATCTATAATTATATCAGCAGGAGTTGATACAGAGGACTTCTCAGGAGGAACATAATGTTTAAAATACCTGAAAGAAAAGAAATCCAACTTAACCCTTTTAAATGGTTTGGTGGTGGTGGTGGTACTGTTACTTTAGTTCGTGGTTCAGTACAAAGTAGACAAGCAGTAAATATTATAGAAGTTTTAAGTGAGGGAGAAATTGAAGGATTTCCTTCAGCAGCAGGATTAACTAAAGGAACTAATGCTTACAATAGAGCATCTTTAAAAGATATATTTTTGGATAAAACATCTATTGTAAAACCAACAGCAGATTCAAATAACATAGTAGATGCTGATTTTAATTTTCAGCAAATAGTATTCAAAGCTCGTTTTGGAACAGCAAATCAGAGTTTTATTCCAGCTATTAGTGATATAGAAACAGAAGTTTCTGTAAATGCTCCAGTAACTAATGCAGCATCCGTTACTAGAACAATAACTGACTCTAATATTGATGAAGTTAGAGTCACAATACGTTTTGATGCTCTTATCGCAATTAACGAAAAAGATGGTAAAAATATAGGAACTCAAGTTGATGTATTTGTATTGATTACTGAAAATAATGGAAGAACAACTCGTTTTGACAAGAATCAAATTACTGGTACGGGGCCTGGAGGTTTTCTTGGTTTACTTACAGTGCCTACGTCAGCTTTTAGTGTTTCTGGTAAATCAAGAGGTGCTTATGCAAGAGATTTTAGATTTGCCTTAAGAGAAGATACAGTTTTTCCAATTCAGATAACAGTTGGTAGAGAAACTGCTGATAGTACTGATGACAAAGTAACTGATACATTTTCATGGTCATCTTTTACAAAAATAATAGATGAACAAAGGCCATATCCAAACGTAGCTCATACCTATTTGCGTTTTGATGCAGAGCAATTTCCTAGTATTCCAAGACGTTTATATAGGATTCGTGGGATAAAAGTTAAGATTCCCCATAATGCAACTGTAGATCAAGTCAATGGAAGATTAACTTATAATGGAATTTTTAATGGAACGCTTACTACAACTACACATTGGACAACTGATCCTGCATGGATTTTGTTTGATCTAATAACAAATAGTAGATATGGGCTAGGAGAACATATTACTGAAGCTCAACTAGATAAGTATTCTTTTTATAGTGCCTCTGTTTATGCTTCTGCTTTAGTTGATGATGGTGATGGAGGTCTAGAACCTAGATTTAGCTGCAACATAGTTCTAAATAAAAGAGCAGATGCTTTTAAGACAGTAATGTCTCTTAGTTCTGTAATGAGAGCTATGACATTTTGGGGTGCAGGATCTTTAACTCTTACTCAAGATAGACCTACAGATGCTAGTTATTTATTTAATTTATCAAACGTAACTTCTGAAGGATTTATATATTCTGGTACGAGTTTAAAAACAAGATCAACTGTTGTTTCAGTGTCTTACTTTGACATGAATAATCAAGAGCCAGATTTTGAAACTGTCGAGGATACTGTTGCAAAAAATAAATATGGAATTATTCATAAAAAAATAACAGGATTTGGCTGTACTTCTAGAAATCAAGCAAGAAGATTAGGAAGATTTATTTTATTTGAAGAGCAAAATTCAACTGAAACTATTAGTTTTACCACGGGAATAGGAGAAGGTGTAGTTGTCAGACCAGGGCAAGTTATCGAAGTAAGCGATCCAGTAAGAGCAGGATTAAGAAGAGGTGGTCGTATTAGCTCTGCTACAACCACAGCTATTACTGTTGACAACACAGCAGAAACAGATCTAGATGCCACAAATAACGCAACAATAAGTGTCGTTATGCCCGATGGTAGTGTAGAAAAAAGAGATGTAAGTGATATTACTGGTGCTGTAATTACAGTATCATCTGCGTTTTCTTCTGCTCCTAATAGAAACAGTATTTGGATACTTGAAAATACAACTTTACAGACTACTCAATGGAGAATTGTAAGTGTAACTGAAGATAAGGATAACTATGCGATTACTGGAACAGCTTACAACTCAGGAAAATTTGCATTTATTGAAGATGGATCGCCATTACCTATTCGCAATATAACGATATTAACTGAACCTGTTCCTGCTCCTTCTGCTCCTGTTGTTACCGAAGAATTTTTCACAGAAGGTAATAGAGCAAGAACAAGATTAAATATAGATTTTAATTCTGTGCCAAGAGCCATTGAATATGAATTAAAATACCAAATTGATGAAGGTAATTTTAAAAGTGTAAAATCAAGAACTCCCGAATTTGAGATATTAGATTCTTTAGAAGGTACTTATAATTTTGAATTAGTTAGTATAAACGCATTACTTGAATCTTCAGCACAGCCTACAACTTTTACACATATTGCTGTAGGAAAAAGTGCAATTCCAGGAGATGTAACTGGTCTAACCGCAGAACCTATAAGCGATAAACTTGTAAGATTACGTTGGAATATTTCTTCTGATTTAGATGTTACTCATGGTGGTCGAGTTTATGTAAGGCACTCTACAAAAACTGATGGAACAGGAACTTTTTCTAACGCTACTGATCTTATAGAAGCACTTGCAGGAAATACCACAACTGCGGAAGTTCCTTATTTAGAAGGAGAGTATATTTTAAAATTTCAAGATGATGGAGGTAGATTTAGTGCAGGAGAGGCAAGTGTTGTAATAGATTTACCTGATAACCTTGCACCTTTAATAGCTTTAACAAGAAGAGAAGATTTAGATGTTCCTAAGTTTCAAGGAACAAAAACTAATGTTGCTTTTGATGCTGTAACAAATTCTTTAAATTTAACTGGTACTGGTTTATTTGATGCAATCACTAATTTTGATCTTGAAAGTTCTATAGATGATATTGGAGGTATTGCTCCATTAGGTACTTATGAATTTGGTGGTGCACCAGGAACATCTTTCTTGGATTTAGGTGGGGTGTTTAGTCTTGATTTAAAACGACATTTTCTTACTGAAGCGTTTTTCCCTTCAGATCAATTTGATTCAATTACAGATATAGATGCGAGAGTAGATTTTGATGGACTTACAGCGACAAAAGTAAATGCTGAAATGTTAGTGGCTGTTACGCAAGATAACCCGTCATCTGGATCGCCTACATATACAGCGTTCCAAACATTTGCTAACGGAACTTATAAAGGTAGAGGATTTAAGTTTAAAGTTAATTTAACAAGTGAAGATCCTGACCAAGATATAAAAGTATCTCAACTAGGTTATACAGCCTCGTTCCAAAGAAGGACTGAACAAAGCACAA